CGCGGGCCAGGGCCTGGACGATGAGCTGCTCCTCGAGGGCGTCGAGGTGGTCAGCGGTCGGGAGGGTGTACGTCGTCATGGTGTGCCCAGCCTAGCGAATGGCGGTCGCCCCCCGGAAGAGGAGCGACCGCCCACCAAGAAGAAGCGCGCGCCGGCGCTCCCACCACCACGGGGACGGGAAGAAGGCCCGCCCCCGTAGATCGCTACTCGCTGTCCGGGGGCACGGTCGGCATCGGCATCTCGCACCAGCGGTTGGCGCGGGGCCAGTTGCGCGCGGGGATGCCCACGTGGCGCACCATCTCCCGGTGCTGCCGCCCGGCGATCGTCACGTAGCCGATGTCGATCATGGGCGGCTGGTCGTCCTCGGGCTCGTACACGCCCTCGACCTCGGCGGTGATGAGCTGCTCGGTCGCGCCGGCCAGGGGCAGGTAGAACTGCACGGTCTGGCCCTCATCGACCTCGAGCGGGTCGACGCAGAGGTTCTCGGCGGCGGCCAGCTCGCGCGCCGCGGCGTGGGGGTCGCTGTCGGCCTCGAGCTCGGCGCGGGCGACGCGGGCGGCCTCCTCGGCAGCCTCGACGTCAGCGCGGGTCCGCTCGGCGTCCTCGGCCAGCTTGCCGGCGTCGTCGGTGCCCTTCTCGGCGGCGGCCTCGGCCTTGTTCTTGGCGGTCGTGGCCTTCTTGCGGGCGGCGGTGACGGCCTTGTCGGCGGCGGTGACGGCCTCTTGCAGGTCGGTGGTGCTCATGGGTGGCTCGGTGCTTGGGTGCGTGGTGTTGGTTCAGGAGTGTGCCGGGATCAGGCCCCGGCGTCCAGAGCTGCGATCCTACTCGGTCGCGGCCTGGTCGAGAAGCCGGCGGACGACCTCGGCCCGGGACAGGCGACCTCCCGAGGCCCCGGCCATGGACCGCTGCAGCGCCTGCAGCGTCCGGTCTTGGTCCTCGGTGATCTTGGCCTCGAGCTTGACGGTGCCGACCGACCGGCGACCGCTGTTGGCGCGCGGGCCGCCCCACCCGGAGCCGGGCCTGGCGGCGGTGTAGAGGGCCCGGATCTTGGAAGCGGTCGCGCCGCCGATGCCCTCGAGCGTCAGCAGGGTGCCGTCCTCGATCGCCTCGTGGACCTTGGTCGTCGTCGTCAGGCCGGCGCGCTTCAGGCGGGTCCGGAGCTGCGCCGGCACCCGCTCGGGCTCGACGAGTACTCGTCCGCCCTGGGTGTCGGTGCTCACGCCGAGCCCCCCTCGTCGTCGCCGGCCTCGTCGTTGCCGACGACGTCCTCGAGGCCGAGCCCGGGGTGGGCCGCCCAGAAGTCGTCGAGGAACCGCTCGATGGTCTCGGCCTTGGCCGGGCCGATCCCGGCGATGTCGACCAGGCGCTTGCCGGATGCCGACCAGCCGGCCAGGTCGCCGATCGTGAGGATCTCGACCTCGGCGAGCTGCTCGATCGTGGTCTCGGTCATGCCCAGGCTCTCCAGGGTGACCTCCCGCCAGCTCTCGTCCTCGAGCGGCCCGGGCTGCCCGTCGAACAGGGGCAGCTCCTCGGTCTGCGCGCGGATCAGGCTGCGGAGCTTCTCGGTCGCCCCCTCGTACTCCCGCTTGGCGGCGGCGGCGGTGTCCTTGTGGACCTGCCAGGCGGTGTGCAGCTTCGCGCAGGCCCGCTCCTGCAGGACCAGCTCGTCGTAGAGCTTGGCCTTGCGGACCAGGTCGGTCGCGCTCTCGACCAGGTCCTCGTGGGGGGTCTCCTCGTCCTCGAGCAGCTCGAGGAGGTGCTCGGGGGCCTCGGGGGCCTCGGCGTCGACAGAGGGCTCTTGGGGCTCGGTGATCGTGGTCATGGTGTTGGGTCCTTGGTGGGTCGTGGGGTTGGCCGGCGATCGTAGCGCCGGGGTGGTCTTGGTTCTAGGGGGTGTCCTTGGTTCGGCGCTGCAGCTCGACCTGCTGGTCGTGGCACCGGTCGCACCACCAGAGCTTGTAGGTCTCCAGCGATCCCCTGCGGCGGCCCTCGAGCCGCCACCGGCCCGCCCAGGAGGGCACCGGCGTGCGGCAGCGGTTGCAGGGCAGCTTGCGCCCGTGCGAGAACCGGGTCTTGCGGTTGATCATGCCGAGCTCCGGGGCCGGACAGCGAACCAGGTGGCCCCGTCCTCTTGGTTGGCCCAGAGGACCAGGCCGCGCTCCACGGCCAGCCACAGGCCCTGCTCGGGGGCCTTGCCGGCGGCGACGTCCGCGGTGTAGAGCCGGCCCGTGAGGTCCAGCACCAGGCGGTTGAAGGTCCGGCTTTGCCCGTCGCGGAGCAGGCGGACGATCGCCGCGGCCCAAGTCACCGGGCTGCCCTTCATGTCCTCGATCCACGCCTGCCAGCCGCCGCCGAGCGCCCGGGCCTCGGCGCGCGTCAGGCGCTCGGGGTCGTGGGGCGACCGGATCATGATCACGAAGGCGGCCAGCCCGCTCAGGTCCGGCACGCCGGTGTACCAGGTGCAGGGGCGTGCCATCTGCTCGTCGAAGGTCAGGTCGCCGAGGGCCAGGGTCAGTTGGGTGCTCATGCCGCCACCAGGATCCGCTCGGCGATCCACTCGGCGACCGGTGGGCAGACCGCGTTGCCGACCATCTTGGTGGCGTGGCTCTTGGCCTTGGGGAGCAGGTAGCCCTCGGGGAAGCCGCTGGCGCGCGCCAGCTCCCGGGGGGTCAGCGCGCGCATGCGGTCGCCGTCCACCAGGTGCCAGTGCGACCCGGCGGTGGTGATGGTCCCGATCGGGCGCTCGAGGGAGCGGCCTGGGTGGCCGGTCACGTGCTGGGTCAGGAAGGTCCTGCCGTAGTTGCGCCGCCCGTTGCCCACCCGCTCCTTGATCTTGGCGGTCTTGGTAGCGACCGGGGCCCAGCCGCCGGCGTCGCCCTCGAGGACCGTGGCGATCGCGCGGTGCTCGATCGTGGGCCGCTCGAGCCGGGGCATCGGGGCGTCGCCGAGCGCGCCGATGATGAACAGCCTGGTGCGGTCTTGGGGCACGCCGATGTCCGCGGCGTTGATCAGGTGCTCCTCGAGGCGGTAGCCGATGCGCTCGAGCATGGCGCGCCACCCGTCGTAGAGCCGCCAGGATCGGAACTGCGGGACGTTCTCGACCACCAGGTGGGTGGGCTCGCAGGTGTCGGCGCAGTCGACCACGGCGAAGGCGGTGGCGCGGTCCTGGTCGTGCTTGCGGCGCGCGTTGGCGCTGTGCTTGCGCCCGGGCTGCCCGCCGGTGCTGTGGCCCTGGCAGGCCGGCGAGGCCAGCAGCAGCTCGAACTCGGGGAGCCGGCTCCAGTCCGCCTGGCGCAGGTCCTGGCACTTGTGCTGGGTCTCGGGGTGGTTGCGCTCGTGGGTGTCGACCGCGAGCTGCCAGTGGTTGGCCGCCCAGACGACGTCGATCCCGGCGGCGGCGGCCCCGACCGTGAACCCGCCGGCCCCGGCGAAGAGGTCGATGGCGCGCATCAGGCAGCCTCCCAGCGGATCTTGGCGATCTTGGCTCGGCCTGCATCCTTGCGGGGCCGGTTGGCGCGGTGCCACACCCCGCCGGCGCTCTCGGCCCTGGGGTGCCACCCAGCGCCGCGGAGGCTCGAGCCGGCCTCGGCCTTGTGGGTGTAGGTGATCACCCGGGGGAAGCCCCGGCGGGCCGCCTCCTTGGCCGCGGCGGCGTAGAGCATCGAGCATGCGTTCCAGCCCAGGAGCCCGGCGTGGCCGGCGACGCAGACCCGGGTGACCTCGACGGTGGTGTCCTTGTCGAAGGCCGGCGAGACGGGCCGCCCGACCATGGCGACCGCGATCAGCTCGTCGCCGCTGTAGAGGCCGTGCCCCCAGCGCCAGCCCGCCGGCGGGCGGTGGCCCTCGTCGTCGCGGTTGTGCCGGTGGTGCTCCCGGCAGAGCGCCTTGGCGTCGCGCTGCCGGACCGGCCCGTGCTGCAGGCCGGGGTCGATCGTCAGGCCGGCGTTGCCGTAGTGCAGGCCGAGGCCCTCGTCGGCGATCAGCTGGCGGGCGTCGATGCCCAGCTCGTCGCGCAGCCAGGCGACCGCGGCGCGGCGGCTCGAGCGGCTGCGGTCGCAGCCCGCGGCCTCGAGGGCGGCGTGCGCCTCGAGGATCCGGTGCTCGCAGCAGCCATCCAGCAGGAGGGTCCGCTCGGCGGGGTAGAACTCGGCGACCTCGAGGTGCTCGTCGTCGCCGCAGTAGAGGCAGGTGGTCATGGTCTTGGTGGTGGTGGTGGTGGTGGTGCCGCCCTCGGCGACAAGGGGATCTTGGGGGTCCGGGCTTGGATTGTCCATGCACAATCCAAAGAACCCACCGAGGGCGGCCTGGTGGCCCACCAGGCCCGATCAGGGGGCCTCGATGGTGAGCACCTCCCCGATGGCGCGGACGCCGGCCTGGTGGTTGAGCTGCCAGGTGTAGGGGTCCAGCATGTAGCCGGGGTCGAGCTCGAGCTGCGCGACGCTCGAAATCTGGACCGGCGGGCGGGTGCCGCGGCGGCTCCAGGTCAGCCCCGTGACGCGCGCGCGCCTGGTGCCCCAGCTCTGGTGGGTGGCGGGGTTGATCACCCCGTCGTCGCCGGCGCACTGCCAGGCGCGGATGCCGCGCGGGTTGACCTCGGTCTTGGGGACGTCCTTGCCGGGCTCGTTCCAGATGGCAACCACCCCGCAGTACGGTTCCTCGGCGTGGCAGCCCTCGAGGATGAAGGCCGGGCCGGTGTGCCCGTGGCAGGTGAAGGCGGCCCCGCCACCGTTGCCGTAGTGGTCGGGAGCGATGTTGCCCTCGGCGTCGATGTGGTCGAGGATCTCTTGCCACCCGGTGCGCTCGGCGACGCAGTCGATCAGCTTGATCAGCCCACCGGACGGGTCGCCCTCGGTGAAGCGGTTGGCGTGCTGCGCGAAGGTCCTGCCGTTGCCCAGCGGCCTGGTGATCCCGTCGTCGCCGAGCATCCAGCGGACCCGGTTCCTCGAGCTGATCAGCACCACCCCGTCGCGGGTGTTGTGCGGGTAGAAGCTGTGCTCGAGCGCCGGCGCGCAGGAGACGTCGCGGCCCGTGACGCGAGCGCCGTGGGTGACGCAGGCCCACTTCATGCCGAACCCGCCGTAGCCCGTCCAGTGCTCCGGGGCGCGCAGGTCGACGTCGTCGAGGACCAGGTGCAGGTCGTTGAGCGTGCCGATGGTCTGGACCGGGGCCTTGCTCCCGGTCGGGATGTCGTCGCCGTCGCGGATCGGCTCGATCGCCACGCCGCGGAACCGGACGCCGGCACCGACCCCGCCGCTGTCGTGCTTGTCAGGGAAGAGGTCGACGCCGTGGATCACGGCCTCGAACCCCGAGCCGGGCTCGTGGGTGAACTCCACGTGCTCGAGGGGCCGGCCCGGCAGGCCGCGGATGATCTGGTTGCCGTGGCCGCCGCCGCCGAGGCGCATGCGCGGGACCTGGCCCCGGACGAGCACGCGGGTGCCGGGCCCGACCCGGCCCAGGGCCCCGCTGACGTCCTGCTCGGTCATGTCCTGGTGCACCACGACGGTCCGGTTCACCTCGAGCGGCTCGAGCGCCTCGAGGTCGTCGATCGAGGGCTCGATCGGGGTGGCCGGCGTGGTGGGGACGGTCTCGGGGACCTCGAACTCGGGTGGTGGCTGGTCGTCGTCGTCGTCCGGGTCCGCGGGGAGCTCGAGCGCCCCGAGGGTGACGATCAGGTCGGCGCTGCGGGCGGCGGCCAGGGACCAGGTGGTGGCGAGGTGCTCGAGCGCCAGGCTGGCCTTCTCGAGCGCCGGCTTCAGCTCGGCCACCAGCTCTTGGGCGGTGGTGATCGCGGCGTGGTGGTCCTTGGCGGCCTTGCTGGCGGCCTCGATCTGCTTGGTGATCGTGGTCATGGGTGGGGGTTCAGGGGGGTGGGTGGGTGGCCCGTGGTGTCCGGGCCACCCAGGGTCTCGGTCAGGTCAGGATGCTGCCGACCGTGCCGTTGTCGAGGCCCGACGCGGCCTGGGTGGCCGTGGGTCGGCAGCTCGAGAGCGCACAGAAGGTCAGCGCCGCCAGGATGATCCCGAGCGACTTCAGCTTGCGGTTGGCCATGGGGGCCCTCCGGGGTTACGCCCTGGACCCCATGTCCAGGGTGGTGGTCGACGAGCTGCTGCTCGTCGTAGGTCAGGTGGCGCAGGGGCACGACCGCGCGCCGCGGGGGCGGCGGCGGCGGCTCGGGCTTGCGGCTGCCCGCGGGGGCGGCGGTCGGCAACTTGCGGCCCATCAGCCCAGCTCCTCGAGGGCTCCAGCCAGCTCGGGCAGGATGCCGCTGCAGGAAGAGTTGCGCGCGCCGAGGCGCTCGAGGTCCTCGACCGCGTGCTGGATCGCCGGGCGGGCCAACTCAGCGGCGCGCCGGTGGCCGGCCTCGTAGGCCCGGTGGAGCGCGGCACGCACGCGGATGCTGGTCACCGCGGCGGCCTCGTGATCGCCCAGGCCCTCGGGGAAGCGCAGGACCTCGGACCGGATGCGGTCGACCTCGTGCGCCTGGTGGGCCAGGCGGTACCTGGTAGCGGCCATCAGCCCAGCTCCTCGAGGGCGGCGCGCAGCTCGGCGACCGCGTGCGGCGGGTTGGCGTTGCCCTTGTACGACCCGTCGAGCAGGGCCAGGGCGGCCTCCATGGCCGGCCTGGCGGTCTTGGCCGCGCGGCGGTGGCCGGCGTCGTAGGCTTCCTCGAGGCCCTTGCGGGTGAGCGTGCAGTGGACCTCGGTGAAGTCGGCGTCGTCGTTGCCGCGCTCGTGGATGGTGTCCAGCATCATGGTGTCGGTGGCGATGGTCTCGATCGTAGCGGTGCGGGCTGCGGTGTTCATGGGTGGCGTCCTTGGTGGTGGTGGGTTCCACTGCCGCAGGGGGCCGCAGCCCCCCTTGGTTGAGGTCCGGTCGGTGCTAGGCCGGGGCGGTCAGGGCGGCCAGGGCCTCGGCGGCAGCCGCGCGCAGCGCCTTCTTGGTGGCGCGGTACTCGGCGGCGGTCAGCTGCTCGGTCTCGGCGATCGTGCCGCCGTGCTTGGCCTGGTGCTTGATCGCCAGGTCCGCTCGGCGCGAGAAGCTGGCGGCGACCTCGGTGCTGGCGAGGCGCTCGGCGGCGTCGGCCAGGTCCAGGGGGGCGCGCCTGAGCTGGTGGGGGGTGAACAGGTGCTTGGTCTTGAAGGCTGCTCGTGCCGCCGCGGCGGGCTCGTAGTGCGCGTCGTGCGCGGCCCCCCAGCCGTGCCCGAGCTGGACCTTCTTGGCGCGCCAGCTCTCGTCGAGCTCGCGCTCGAGCTGCAGCAGCCGCTGCAGGTCCTCGGCGGCGGGCTCGAGGGTGGCGGCGGCTGCCGTGGCCCGCTCGAGCGCGCGGTCGTACTTGGCCTGGCGGGCGGCGGTGTTGTCGTCGGAGAGGATGGCGAACTCGTAGAGGGCGTGCTGGGTGGTCCGCAGGGCGACGAGGCCGGTGGTCGGGTGGGTGGCTTTGTAGTAGAGCGTCATGGCGGTGTCCTTGGTGGTGGTGGTGGTGGGTTCCACTGCCGCAGGGGGCCGCAGCCCCCCTTGGTCGGTCGCGGTTGCGCGCTAGAGGTGCACCCCGTAGGCCGAGGCTTCTTCCTCGGTGATCTCGCAGGCGGCGAAGAGCGCTTGGACCAGCAGCTCTTGGGCGTGGCCGAGGCTGCCGGCGATGCAGTAGTTGGCTTCCCCGTCCTGCATCATCGGGGCGTTCTCGAGGCGCTTGAGCAGGGTGCGGATCGAGGCGCGTCGCTCGTTGGCGAGGGCGGTGCTCTTGGCGAGTTGGGTCGTGCGGCGGGTCTTGGTGGTGCTCATGGCTTGGTGGTGGTGGTGGTGGTTGGGGTTCCTTGTCTGCACCTACTATCGCCCGATCCCCTTGGTTTAGCCAGGCGAATACCAAACTCCTCGGCAAGAACCCGGCCCCGGGCAACCTGCCCCCGACGCTCGACTTAGGCCGGCTGCCGGTCGCGGTGAGCTGCGGCGAGGGTCCGGACCGCCCTCAGCGCCTCGTCGGGCTCGACCGGGAAGGGGTAGCTGGCGTCGCCCCGCTTGATCTCCCGGGCCCAGCCGAGCGCGTCCGCGGCGGCCTGGTAGCACCAGGAGAGGACGCGGCCCTCGGCGGTCGACGCGATCGGGGAGGCCGTGGTCGCCGGCTTGGGGACCAGGCGGACGATCGGCTGGGTGTCGATGAGGTGCTTGGCCGCGAGGGCCAGCTCGGCCTCGTCGGGCAGCCCCTCGGGCATGGGGCTGTTGGTCGACCGCAGGCGCAGCCAGGTCTCGATGTCCCGGCGGGTGATGTCGTGGTTGCTCATGGCGCGGGGTCCGGCTTGGGGTCCGGCTTGGGGCTGATGTTGATGGCGATCGCACGGTAGGCCACGAACGCCGGGTTGTCTTGGAAGTCGCGCAGGGCCCGCTGGAACACCTCGTGGTGCCAGCGGTCCGCGCTCGCCGGCATGCGGTAGCCCTCGAGGATCGTCCGCCTGCAGCCGGTGATCTTGTGCTCGGCCAGGATGCGGACGTCGAAGGACCTGGTCGGCTGGGTCATCTGGATCATCTCGGCCTCCGGACGGGCAGGCCGTGCACCAGGGCGCGCGCCTCGGCCAGGTCCCGGCAGGGCCGCGGGCGGAACCCGCGGCGCTCGAGCACCAGGCCCTTGCCGGTCCTGCCGAGGAACCAGCCGCGGCGCTCGGCTTCCTCGACCAGGCTCTCGTACTCGCCGCGCGACCTGAGCTGCGCCATCTGCCGGCGCGACTCCTCGGGGCTGTACCTCATGGCCGCGCCCCCTCGTCGCCCTCGAGGACTTCCTCGAGGAGGACGTCGCAGACGATCCCGCCGAGGCCCGCGAAGAGCGGCTCGGGGTTGGCGATCTCGGCGTTGCTCCAGTCGGCGGGGCCCACCCGGCAGCGGATCGAGCCCTCGGTGGTGTGATAGTCGAACCGCTCGCCGGGGCTCGGCCTCGTGCCGTGATCCTGCTCGAGGATCTGCACCGCGGGGCTGCCGTCCGCGCGGGCCAGCCAGTAGCGGACGCTCAGGGCCGCGGCCATCAGGCGGGCTCCCCGGCTGCGAGCTCGAGCTGCCGCTCGAGGGCCAGGCGCAGGCCGGCGGCGTCGCCCGTCGTGGTGTAGGTGACGCTGCCCTCGTCGACGAGCTGCAGCTCGTGGGCCTCGTCGCCGAAGCCGAACTCGATGGTGTGCCGGTCGTCGGTCGTGATCAGCGCATCGATGTCGCCCGCGTAGCGCCAGCCGGCGAGGAGGGCCTGGGGGACGTCGTAGCTCAGGGATCGCAGGGGTTGGTTCATGGGGTGTCCTTGGTGGTGGTGGTGGGACCTTGCGGCCCGGGGGCAACATCGGACGCCGGGTCGGTTCACGCCAGGGCAATCCAAGGAAATGGGGCCGGCGGGGGGCCCCACCCCCTGCCGGCCCCCCAGAGCGCGTCACCCCCTCGAGGTCGCACCCCGGTTGGCGGTCGGGCCCGGGCCCCGGGCGGCTGCAGAGCCGAGCGGGGTGAGCGCCCACACCCGGCTCGAGCGCCCCGACTCGAGCGGCTCGGTCCTCCCGGTGTAGCGCACCAGGCCGGCGTCGACCAGCTCCTTGCGGCGGGTCCGCGCGCCGCTCGTGCTGATCTCGTGGGCCCGGAGCACCCGCTCGAGGATCGTGCTGTCGGTGGCCGGCCCAGCCGCCAGGGCCGCCAGGACCCAGCGCTGGCTCTCCCGCATGGCCTTGGGCTTGATGCTCTCGGCGGCGGCGTGCGAGGTCTCGGGGTCGGTCCGCCTGGCGCGCGGCGTGGCCGGGGCCGGCGCGGGCTCGATCTTGGTCAGCCGCTCGTTGAACATCGAGGGCGTCAGCGCATCCTGGCGGCGGCTCACGACCCCGGCTCCTCGAGCGCGCCGCCGGCAGGCTTGGTGCGCCTGGTCTCGTCGGGCACCCAGTGGTGCGCGCCGCGGTGATCGAGCTCGAGGCCGCAGCGGCTGCCGCCGGCTCTCGGGCTCAGGGCCAGGCAGGGCCTGCGGCGCTTGCCGAGCACTCGATCGAGCACCGGGCCCGATTCCTCGAGGGCTTGTTCGAAGGTGACCTCGATCTCCGCGTGGCCGTGCTCGTCGAGCGCCGCGCGGAGTTGCTCGGGGTCGACCTGCCCGATGACGTCGCGCAGGTCGTGCTCGTACAGGACCGGGGGCCGGCCACCGGCTTGGTCGAGGTTCAGGTGGGCTCTCATCTTCTCGAGGCCCCCGTCGTGCGCGGGGCGGCTGCCGAGCGCGGCCTCCTGGCGCTTGAGCTCCTCCCGATGCCGGGCCCAGATCGGGTAGAGGATGTAGAGCAGCGCCAGGCCGAGCACCGCGGCCATGGCGACCGCGGGGCCTTGGTCGAACGTCGTGGGCTCGGCCTCGAGGGCCATGGCGATCGGGGCCGCGCCGGGCAGGTGGGTGGCCTGGCTCTCGGCGGATCTTCCGGTCTTGGGCGAAGCTGGCTTGCCGGTCCGGCGGGGGCTCGAGCGTCCGACGATGTAGCAGATCAGGCCGAACGCGATCAGCAGCGCGAGCTGCAGGTGGCCGGGGTGGATGCTGTCGATCAGGTCCATGGGGTCCTCCTTGGTGAATGTTCCACGTGGAACGTCTTGGTGGTGGTGGTGGTGGTGTCAGTGGTGCCGGCGGCGTCCGTGCCCGTGGGCCTTCTTGGCGTCGCGCAGCTTGACGGTCAGGGCTTGGTTGTCGGCCAGGGCGTTGGTCAGCTCGCCGACCAGGCGGGCGACCTCGGCCTGCAGGGAGAGGTTCTCGACCAGGACCGCGTTGACCATCTCGGTGTGCTGACCGGTGGCAAGGGCCAGGGCCTGGCTTGCCGAGAGGCCCATGGCGCGGGCCTCAGCGGGGGTCGCTGGACGCATGCTGAAGGCGGCCAGGGCGTCGTGGGGATCGGCGCTCATCGGATGGCCTTGGGCACGGTCTTGCGGCGGCTGGCCTCGGCGTCGTCGATGTCGCCGATCCACGAGACGATGGCGATCGTCGTCTTGGCCGGGGTGTCGTCGTGGCGCTCGACCACCAGGGCCCGCGGGGGCAGGTTCCGGTCGAGGGCCATGGGGATGTTGGCCCAGCGCTCGAGCTGCGGGTTCCACCCCAGGCGCTCGCTCCTCGAGGAGAGCCGGGCGTGCAGCTCTCGACCGACCGCGATCCGGATGTTGCGCGCGGCCAGGCCCTCGGCGGCAGCCTCGGGGAAGGGGATCGTGCGGGGGCCCTCGAGGGCCTCGTCGTGCTGGCTCATGCGGTTGGCTCCCAGGCTTGGACTCGGCGCACCGCCGCGCGGTGCTCGGCTTCCCCAGCGTAGCGGAAGGCCCGGACCAGCCAGCCGGCCCTGTTGCGGATCTGGTCGCCGCGGTCGAGGGCGATCGCCAGCATGCAGGCCGCCGCCTGCAGGCGGGCGGGGTCGCCGGTGACGGCCCAGCTCATCTTGCCCTGCAGGTCGACGCCGGCGCGCTGCAGGGCCGCGAGGACGTCGAGCGGCGACTGGTCCTTGGTCCTGCAGGTCGCGGCGATCTCGTCCGCGGCGGCGGTGGCGGCGGCGGTGGCCGGCTTGGGGCGCGCCGGCAGGCCGCGCGGCGCTCGAGCTCGAGCGCCCTCGAGGGGCTGCTCGGCGATCGTGGCGGCCAGGGCCGCGTCCGGGTGGCGTCCGTCGAACAGCTCGGGCTGGGTGGTCGCCCGGGCGGCCTCGGTGCGCCAGCGAGCGAAGAGGGCCTTCCAGCGGGTCGGGTTGAAGCGGCTGTCCGGGTTGGCCTCGATCCTCGAGCGTCCGGTCGTGGCCCACCAGATCGCGCTCTCGTGGCTCTCGAGCACGTGGAAGGTGTCCGGGTAGCGTGGCCGGCGCTCGGGGTGCTCGGGGTCGCGCATCTGCGGCAGCCAGTCGCCGGGGCTGCGCGCGATCGCGCACGCCATCTCGAGGTGCCCCAGGTGGGCCCGGATGGTCCGCATGCTGGGTGGCTCCTCGCCCCAGCGCTCGGCCCAGGCGCGCTGGATGCCCTCAGCGCCGAGCCGGGCGGCTGCGCCCGGGACGTACCAGCTCTTGCGCGGGCGTCCGCTCGTGGGGCAGCGGGTGCCGAGGATCGTCAGGAGGATCTTGGCCCGCCGGTCGCGGACGTCGCGCCGGCGGGTCGTGGCCTCGACCGCATCGGCGAGTCGCCTGCAGCGGCGTGCCAGCTCGTCGATGGCGTCGATCGCCTCGTCGAAGGGAAGGCTCGGTGAGCTGACAGCCGCCTTGACCATGGTGGGCACAAGGGGTTGTGGTGCCGAGGACGGTCGGCCACTAGAATCGGGGGCTGCGGTGCGAGGCCGCACTTGGTGTTGGGTCATCAGGGTTCCTCGTTGGGCGGCGGCCTTGTCCGGCATGGCATGAGGTCGCCGCCCTCTTTCTACCCGACGCGGCCTGGCGCGCGCCAGCGGATTTCAAGAGATCCGAGCCCCCCCGCCGGCGCAGCCGGCGGCAGGCATCTTCGATGTTCCTGTTCCCCTTCATGCCTAGGGTGGAAGGTTCAGGGGGTGATCTCCCAACGGATCGGCGATCGCGTCCGGGTTGTCCACAGCTCCCGGTGGATGGATTGTGGACAACTCGGGGGCTCCCCGCCCGTGAGCTGCGCCTGGCGAGCGCGCTGCTCTCGGCTCCTGAGCGGCCCCCTGACGCACGCGCGGCCCCCGAGGTCTCGGTGGTCCTCGAGGGCCGGCGCGTGCAGCGCGCTGCGGTGCCGCGTGACGAGCAGGCCGGATCCGGGCCGCGCTCGGGGGCCGCGGTCAGCCGGGCGGCGAGGCCGGGTCCTGGTGGATCCCGCGGGCGGGCTCGAGCGCGCCCGCCCCAACGGTCAGCCGGGCGCTCTCGCACTCCTCGCAGATGCAGCGCGCGGAATGCGGGGCCGGCTCCTCGAGCGACTCCCCGCAGGCGATCGCGGCGTTGGCGGTCATGATCGCCTCCCGGACCTTGCGGACCGCGGCGGACTGATCGGCGCTCGCCGGCGTCGTCAGGAGGATCAGCTCGGCCAGGGCCCTGCCGCCGCGGCGCAGCGACTCGTAGCGGTCGGCCTGGTCGCCGACCGGCGGGTGGTAGGTGAAGAGCTGCTCGAGGTCGTCGTGGGTCATCATGGCGGCCAGCCTACCCGCCGCCGGTGGCCTTGGAAAGTCCAGGGGCGGCCCGCCGAAGCGACCCGCCCCTGGGTGCCACCCCCGGACTGCCTCGCCCCCCCGGGGTAGGCCGCTCGAGGGCCTGCTAGGTCACCGGCGAGACGTCGCCCGTCAGGAGGATGGGGGCCGTCGTCGTGCCGGGCAACCGGACCGTCGCCGAGGCACCGATCAGCTTCTTGTTGCCGCCGGTGCCGGTCACCGTGGCCTCGCCGGCGACCGTGTCCCAGTAGATGCTGTTGCCCGTGACGAAGGTGTCGGCGGACTTCTTGGGCAGCGTCGCCGTGCCCAGGCGGATCATGGTCACGTTGCTGCCGGTCAGCACGGTCTCCTTGGCGATCCCCCAGAGCCCATCGGCCCCGAAGAAGTCGCCGGCGGTCAGGTCGACCAGGGCCGGCACGATGATCTCTCGACCGGTCAGCAGGTTGACCTGCGCCTCGGTGATGGCGATGACAGCGAGCGCCAGCTGGTCGCCCTGGCCCTTGACGAGGGTGATGCCCGCGGTCTCGATCGCTTGGGCGATCGATTCCTGAACGTCGTTCAGCCACTCGGGCGTGAAGGTCGTCGCCGGCACGCCCCCGAAGGGGTTGCCGGCGGTCCAGAGACTGTCGACCGTCGCGCCGGGTCCGTCGATTCTGTGCATGGTGTCGCTCGCTGTCGTGGGGTCAGAGGGTTGCCAGGACCGTGAGGCCCTTCAGGAAGGTGGCGCGCAGGCCGGCCACGATGGCACCCGCCAGGGCGGACGAGCCGGCGGCCCGCAGCGCCTGGAAGCGGGCGTTCAGGATCTCCTGGTCGGCGGTCGTATCGATGCCCGCGAGCTGGTTGAGGTAGAGCTGGGTCGCCATCTCGGTGGCCTTCACCGCGCGGTCGCGCAGCTCCCCACCGGTCTCCTCGCCCATCTCCCGGACGTCGTGGAGGACGCCGGCGGCGATCGCTTGGGCCTCGACGGTGATGTTCATCGGGGCTCACCAGCCAGGGCCACAGCGGGTGGTCCCGGGAGCTCGAGCACCCCGGAACCCTTGTCCCCCGTGCTCGAGGCCAGGCCGGGCATCTCCCCCGACTCGAGGGCCTTCCCCTGCGCGGCCAGGCCGTGGGCCTTCTCGGCCTGGCGGACGGCGAACTCGAAGTCGCCGATGGCGTCCAGGCGGTTGGTGCGCTCGGTCAGCGTCAGCTCCTCGTCGGCCTCGACGTAGGCAGCGTACTCGGCACCGAGGGTGTCGACGAACCCGCGGGCAGCCTTGGTGAATTCCACCGAGGGCTGCGCCAGGGGGCCCGTGCTCGTACAGCTCGCCAGCGGGGCGAGCAGGGTGGCCGTGGCGAGGGCGACGAGGGCTAGGGATCGTAGGTGCATGGGTCGTGTCAGGGGGTCAGGCAACCAGGATGAGGACCTCGGGTGCCGCCGTGGTTGCCGTGGCCGGCAGCGGGTAGAGGTCGATCGGCGGACGCGGGATTCCCGCTTCCACGATGAAGGGCATGGAGGTGGTGGTGTGCTTCTTGCCCGGGCGCTGCACGTGGCCGGCGAAGTACCAGGGGGCGGCTCTCCCGCCGGCCTCGTCGATGTCGTCGACCTGGGTCACGTACTCGATCTTGCCGTCCGATCCGTCCGTGGTGAAGCTGGCGGGGCGGATCCGGGTCGGCCCGCTCGGGCGCTTGAACAGGATCTCGATCGTCGTGGCGAGGCTGATGTCCACCGGAGTGTCCAGCCAGCAGCTCGTTGCCTCGTCCCAAACCTTCTCGGTGACCGTGATGCGGAAGATGGTTCCGACGTCGCCCACGTGGACGACGGGCGTGCTGTTGATGAGGCTCATGGTGCTGGTGCTTCGATGGTCTCGGCGATCGCCAGCTCGGCCTCGAGCGCGGGGCCGATGCCGAGGGCGGGTTCCAGGGTAGCGGCGAGCGCGCCCTCTTGCTCGATCCGTTGCCCGATCGTGCCGGTGTGCTCGAGCGCCTCGAGCACCGCGAGCTCGGCCTCGAGCATCGGGCGTCCGGGGATCAGCAGCAGCGCCGGTGGCGCGGTCAGGACCAGCACCGCGGGGGTGGGTTGGATCTCGTAGGCCGAGAGCGAGACCGCCGGCGCGGCCAGGGACAGCACCGCGGGGTCCGGGACCAGGGTCTTGAGGGTGCCCCGGACCGTGGCCGCGGCGAGGACGAACGTCGCCGGGTCGGGCTGCAGGATGATGCCGAGCTCGAGCGTCGTCGCCGGCGCGGCCAGGGTGGCGATCGCCGGCGCGGGGCTCAGGCGCACCTCGACGCGGACGGTCGCGGCGGGCGCGCTGAGAGCCGCTGTGGCGGGCTGCGGGCGCAGGAGGACGGGACGGTCCAGGGTGACCGCCGGCGCGCTCGTCGTGGCCTGCGCGGGGCCAGGCTGCAGCTCCACGGGCCTGTCGAGCTGGACGGGGTTGGCGTCGAGGTTGAACTCGGGCACGCCGCCCAGGATCGTGAGCGGTCGATCGAGCGTCGTCGCCGGCGGCGTCAGCGTGGCCGTGGCCGGCTGCGGGCGCAGGAGGACGGGACGGTCCAGGGTGACCGCCGGCGCTGTCAGCGCGGCGGACGCAGCGCCTGGCGCGAGCGTGCGGGGCACGTCGAGGGTGGTGGCCGGCGCGCTCGACGTCGCGGTCGCGGGGTCGGGCGTCAGGGTGATCGGCGAGCGGATCAGCGAGAGCGAGAACTCCCGGACGTTGCCGTGCCGGCCCCGCCAGAACTCGACCGTGGTGGCGTCCTTCAGCCGGTACCCGCAGAACTGCCGGGGGTAGGCCGTGCCGGTGCCGGCGGTGTTGACGAAGCCCCAGCAGCTGATCGCGCCGAGGTCCGGGCCCACGCTGCTGATCGTGAAGTCCACCGCCTGCGGGCTCGAGGTGCCGGCGGCCAGCGTGGTCTCGCCCCCGTCGACGGAGTCGTAGTGGTCGACCGTGATGGCGTCGTTGCGGATCACGTGTCCGATGCCGTAGTACCCGATCTGGCTCGCCGCGCCCTGGCCCAGGCCGAAGCGCGCCACCGTCGTGCTCGAGGGGTGCGGCCACCACATCTTGGTGCTGTTCTGCAGGCTGTTGCCGCCGCTCGGCGCGCGGAAGCCGAACTCGACCCATGCGTGGCTCCAGTCGCCGACGTCCGTGATCGTGACGTCGTTGGTGTGCACCGAGCTCAGGCTGCTCTCGACGTTCTGCTCGATCACCCAGTTGCTGCCGGTGAACTCCACGTGCGCGGCGTACTGGACCCACCGCCCTGAGTTGACGCCCCGCTCGTACTCGACCTCGTCGGTGCCGGTCAGCACCTTGGCGGTGTAGGTCATCTGCGACGTCGTCAGCCCCGTGCCGTTGTTGGCGTAGCTGCAGATGATCGGCACGACCTGGGTGATGTCGTCGTGCCCCGTCACCGCGATCGTGGCGGTGGTGCCGCTGATCGCCAGGCCCAGCGCGTGGTCGCGGACGATGAACTCGTTGGGGCCGCCGGCGGGGCCCACGTACTCGACGATCTCCCAGTGGACCCGGTAGTCGACGTTCTCGCCCGTGCCGAAGCGAGTGATCGTCAGCTCGTCGGCGTCCTTGAACTTGAGGTAGGCCGAGAGGTCGTCGACGTAGCGGTTGGCGGTCGTGCCGGCGGTCGGCCCGGAGGTCGATCGCATGGCGTCGGTGATCCGGACGAACGCGTAGTCCAGGTCGACCGCGGTGATGGCGACGTCGAGCGCATCCTCGGTCGCCCCGAAGTCGATCACCCCCCGCTGGATTTTGAAGTCAGCCATGCTGGCCCTCGGCGCGCGGGCCGGGGGTCAGCTGGCTTGCTGGCCGCTCCAGCGCCGCGGCCTGCGTCGCCTTAGGCGACCTGCAGGATCCCTTCGGCGTTCCACTGCACGGTGACGTTCGATCCGGTGCCGTCGAAGGGGAACCCGCCGGTGTCGAAGTAGGCGATCGGGACGCTGTCCGCGTCGTTGGTCACGTGCTTGTAGAGCACCGCGGCCTGCGCCTGGCGCGTGCCCGCCCCGAGGCTGGTGAACACGGTGTCGGTGCCGTCCAGCTCGGCGCGGTTGTTGGCCGCGTCCTCGTTGATCACCTTCCCCGCGATCGCCTGGCGCGCGTAGGACGCCCCGTCGTACTCGTCGAGGGTCGTGAAGCTGCCAACGAAGTTGACGTCGTCCTCGGTGTCCGCGGTGGTGTTGGTCATGACCAGCATCAGGCGCAGGTCGTCGGTGTCCAGGTCGAGCTCGCCCGCGGCCAGCGCGCGCTTCGCCTCGTTGAAGATGAAATTGGCCATGGTGTCTATGCCTCGTAGGGCTGTCGGTGGTTGGCTCGGGGCCGGCTGTCGCCGCCCTGGTGCTCCCAGAGTCTAGCAGCCGCGCACCTCATGCAAAGCCTGTAGGTGTAGAGCAGGGTCGTGTTGCCGCAGCGCCCGCAGGCACGGCTAGGGGTGCTCGTCGAGCCGCCGGTCGAGCCGCTCGACGATCCGGAGGGTGTCTCGCTGGACCTCGGCGACCTTGTGCATGGCCGCGGCGATGCTGTCGAGCAGCTTGGGGTCATGGCTGTTGTACCAGACGGGGTTGCCGTCCGGGCCGAAGCGGGCGTGCCAGTCGAAGAGCTGCTGCAGCTGCGCGCGATCGCCTTCCTTCCACGAGCAGGGGGGTTCCGAGCCGCCGCCGCTGCCGCCCCACCCCCGCGGCATGAACCGAAGCAGCACCCGGTCGAGGATGCGGACCGTGGTCAGGGCCAGGACCAGGGCCAGGACCATGGCGGTCGTGCTCGGGGAACCCGAGCCGGCGATCGATGTGATCAGCTCGTCGGTCGGGCCCGGTTCTTGGAGGATGAGGAGCATTTTGCGTCTGTGGGTGGGTCAGGCGATCGCCACAGTCACCGCCGCGGCTTGCGGGGTGGCGGCCACCGGCGAGGGCGTGAGGTCGATCGCGGGGACCGGGCCCACGAGCGTGGTGCTCGGCGCGACGATGGTGAAGACCGCGGGGGTCGGCTCGGGCTGGTTGGGCCAGCTCAGGTCGACGAGGACCTGGTCGACGAGCGCCACGGTGCCAGCCGCGGCGATGTCCGCCAGGGCCTGCTCTCGGGTGGCCTCGATCACCGTGGCCTTGCCCTCGAACGTCGACCACACGCCCAGCCAGTACGTGGCGACCGCACCGACGTCCGCGCCGTGCAGCCCGACCTGCGCCTCGAGGAAGGGATACCCAGTTGCCCAGGGCGTGCCCTCGGCGGCGGCGGCGGCGGCCTCTCGGCGCTTGGCCTCGAGCGTCAGCGCCGCGGCGGGCAGGGCCAGGCCGCCAGGTAGCCCACCGGCCAGCTCGCGCTCGGCCTCGGCGTGCACCGCGGTGACCGCGTGCTCTCGGGCCTCGGCGACCGTACGGATGTCGGCGTCCGCAGTACCGCCTGCAGCGTCCCACGCCAGGTAGGCTTGCCAGTCGCGGTTGCGCGGGTCGCGGGGGATGGGCTGCGACGTTGGGCGGTGGTAGACCCCGCCGCTGCCGTCGTTGGTGAATGCGTAGTCGGCCATGGCTTAGAACTCCGCGTCCGCGACCCAGTGCCCCAGTACCGGGCCACTCGGTTGCGAGGATGAGAGGGTTGGGATGCCGGTGCTGTCCTCGGACAGGCTCAGGCCGGACGAGATGACGGCGGGGCTGATCCCGTTCCAGTTGACCGTGTTGGGGGAGCCCCCGGCTGGGTCGTACCAGATGAGGGTGGGGACCGCGCGCTTCCGAACCCGGAAGCGGCGGTCGAGCCCCATCGGCTGGGTGCTGGTCAGGCTGTAGGCGGTGGCCTCGCCACCGAAGGTCGAGGGCGTGCCCGGCACGATGTCCTCGGGGTAGCTCTTTTCGTAGAAGCGCTCGGCCAGCATCAGCTCGAGCTGTGGCGGGCGGTAGGCAAACCTCGAGGGTGAGGCCCCGCGCTCGAGCTGCGCCAGGGTGAACCGGACCGTGTTGCCGTTGTCGATCTGCCCCGCGTCGTTGAAGTACCGGACCTTGATGTGCGCGTCGGCGGCGATCGTCTTGCCGAAGACCGTGGGCAGCTCGCCGGCCACGTGGATGCGTTTGAAGCTGCCCTGGAACGAGATGTCTTCCGTCACCGCCACGACGTCCGCGGAGCCGCCGCTACCGAAGTGCTGGACGATCTGCATGGTGCCGGTGCGCGTCAGCCCGCCGCTCTCGAAGTAGGCCGAGAAGCACACCTCTTGTTCGGCCAGCTCGAGCAGGTGGTCGGCGCGCTGCTCGATCAGCGGCCCGGAGACCGTCGCGGCCTCCCCCGTGTTGACCTGCAGCTCGAGCGCCCAGAACGCATTCTGCTGGCCCACCCCGGCGTCGCCGATCTCGGCCACGCCCGCGGGGTTGATCTCGGAGCGGCTGACCTGGACCAGGCCGGTGCCCGCGCCGAAGTCGCCGGCGATCACCCACCGGTCGGCGGTGTAGGTGTACGTGACGTCGATGTCCACGAACGAGGTGCCCCGCTGCCAGATCCGGAAGTCGCCGTTGATCAGGTAGTTCTTGAGCGTGCCGGTGGTGCCGCCGAGGATGCCCAGGGCCTGCGCGAGCTGGGTGTTGTCGCTCTTGTCGAGCACGATGCCGGCGGCCTCGATCACCGCGACGACCTCGCCCTGCATGGCGTTCAGCCAGTCCTCCCCGACCGGGGTCGGAGGGGTGCCCGTCTGCACGTCACCATCGGTGAAGGTTCCAGAGGGCGTCGCCCCCACTGTGTCGATCTTGTGCATGGGCTAGTCTCGCTTGATGATGGCGGTCGGGTTGGCGACCGCGACCGTTGCGGGGTCCGGGTAGAGGGTATGCCACGGGGCGTAGCCGGACCAGGGTTGATCGTGCTCGACGAGCAGCTGGGTGTGCGCCGGCTTGCTGGCCTCGAGGAAGCACTCGATCGCGTCCTGGTTGAGCTCGAGCAGGGCCTCGCCCGCTTGAGCGACGCCGGCCTGCGCCCACTGCCCGCCGAGCTCCGGGGCGTGCACGGTCCACGTGAAGACCCAGTCGCCGTTGGAGAGCAGCGCCCCCGAGGTGCCCGCGCCCGACACGAATGGCTGGTACTCCTCGATCGTGATCTCGAACCCCAGGCCGCTCGCCAGGTCGATGAAGTGCTGCGGGCTTTGCCCCTGCGGCTGGACCAGCTTGGCGTAGACCGCGTACTGCCGCAGCAGCAGGGAGGGGGCCAGCTCGTCGCACGGGCCAGGCAGGTCGAGGATCCGCTCCCACTGCTCGATCAGCTCGGTCGTCGTGCGCGGGTCCGCCTCGGCGACCAGGTCCGCAGCGCGCCCGGTGAGCCGGGCCAGCTCGGTCCCCAGGGCCTCGTAGAGCTTGCGCGACACCGAGGCCGCGTCCGTGGTCCATGCGAGGCCAGGCGGGCGCAGGGCCTCGAGGGCCAGGCCGTGGCGCGTGATCTCGGGCTCGAGGGGCTCGGCCATCAGACCAGCGTCAGGAAGGTGATCGTGCCGAGCGTCAGCAGCTCGCCGGCGGCGACGGTCACGTTGGTGGTCGGGCTGTCGAGGACATGGTCCTCCTCGCCCGGGGTCGTGGCGATCGCCTCGCGCACCCGCGAGAGGAGCAGGGTGCCACCGGGCTCGCTTTCCCGCTGCAGCAGGTCCTCGAGCGCGAGGGTCACCTCGGCCCGGACGTCGCCGGTGTTGGGCTTGATCGAGATGGTGGGGTCGTAGGTCACCTCCGTTGGAGCGAAGACGACGACCGTGGCGGTGACCGGGCGCTCGAGCTCGATCGCCGCCTGGACCTCGGCGACCTTGCCGGCGTCAGGGATCGGGTCGGTCTCGTCGTCGACCATGAAGGTCACCCCGACCGTGCCCACCCCCTGGTGCTGCGGGAGGGCGAATGCCCGCGTGACGCCCGGGACCTCGAGCGCCCACTTGACGTAGTCCGCGGCGGCCCCGCCCTGGGGGGGCGTGCGGCGGTCGGTGAGGAAGCGCTCGAGGAAGTCCGCGTCCGACTCGGCCTCAGCACCGGTGGCGATGCCGGTGCCCGCCACCGTCGCGGTGCTGTCGATCGCCGCGACCGGGCTCGTGAGCTGCAGGGTGGTTCCGAGGGCGGTGTTGCCATCGGTGCCGGCGAGCACGGCGGTCGCGCTCACCGTGACCGAGCCGGACAGGATGTCAGCCGACGCATCGGTCAGGAACTCGGCCCCGTCCGCGCGCTGCAGCGCGGTGCCGGCGGGCACGGTGTTGCCGTCGACGCCAGTGAAGGTCACGTCGCCCGTGGCGAAGCTGGCGGCCTTCCTCGTGAGGCCCCAGATGCTGGCCCAGCGCTCGAGGTACTCGGCCTCGGCGGTGTCCCAAATGATCTGCTTGGCGATGAAGTCCTGGTGCCCGTGAAGCAGGTGCGCGCCGCCGGCGAGGACGCGGGCCAGGACCTTGAGCACGCCCTTCTCGAGCAGCGGGCCGGTCCCCAGGCGCGCTGAGAGGTCGCCCTCGATGCGGGTGACGAGCTGGGTGAGAGATGGGCGTTCGAAGGCCATGGGTGCATCCTATGTCGTGAGCAGCTGGACCTGCAGGGTTGGTGTCTCGAACGTGAGCGGTCCGGCGGCGATCGCGTCCCAGATGTCGGAACGCTGGGTGGCCTGGCCCCGGGTCACCTCGATCCGCGCGATCAGGCTGTCCGTGTTCAGGCGCGTCACCGTGACCTGGACGTCGTCGACGATCCCGCCCTCGAGCAGCCACGCCAGCGCGGTCTCGATCGAGTCTCTGATCGTGTTGATGGTCTCGGTCGTGATCTTGGCGCGCTCGATCGTCCAGAGCAGCGAGCCGGTGCGGGCGTTCTCGAAGGTGTCGGCCCACCAGCCGCGCGGGTTGGTCTCGCCGTACGGCAGCTCCTCGGGGCTCGGGATCCGGGCGTCCGAGAAGAGCGACACCAGGACCGCGGTTCGGAGGCCGGCGTCGAGGGCCAGGTCGCCGTCCTCGATCGCCAGGTCCGCGCCGCTGTCCGTGAGCTTGAGGGCAATATCCATCGGTCACATCTGCTGGGTTGGCGGGCCGTGCGGGGTGTGGGGGTGGGTGTGCCCATTGTAGACGGACCGCATGCCGGCCATCGAGGTTGCCGCCCCGTCCGCGTCGTCGACGACGCCGCCGGTCACCTCGAGGTTGCCCTCGACCCGGGTCAGCGGCGCGACGAAGCGCACGAGCTCGGTGGCGTTGATGTCCGCGTTGTCGCAGTCGACCGTCACCCGGCTTGCCAGGACCCGGACCTCGGTGCCGAAGGCCGCGTCGTCGACGTTGATCTCGAGCAGGCTGCCGCGCTTCAGGTGGATGCGGATGCCCTGGTCGTCGTAGATCATGACCTCGCCGGGCTGCAGGGCGTTGACCGGGCGGTGCCGGCGGTCCTCGGTGCCCACCGCCACCGGGTGGTCGCGGCTGCCCCCGACGCAGACGAAGAGCGCCTCGGCGGATCCGGTCTCGTCCGCGGGGAGCACCCGGCTCGTGATCCCGTAGGCCAGGATCTGCTCGACCTCCCCCATGACCTCGCCCTTCAGGGCCGCCAGCTGCAGGCGGGCGGCCTTGGTCGAGTCGTCGGTCCCGGTGATCAGGGCTCGACCGATCGACAGCAGGATGCGCTGCTGCAGGGGCTGGACGACCTTGGCGACGAGGGCGCGCAGGCTACTCATCGAGCTCCCCCAGGAAGTCGCCGAACGGCTCGGCGGCCTGGTCGACGACCGGCTTGGGCTCGTAGGCATCCAAGCGCACCAACGTCAGCTCGGTCGTCGTGCCGGCGTCGCCCGACCGGCGGAAGCGCACGGTGTCGATCAGCATCTCGTTCTCGAAGCCCTGGCTCGGGATCGTGCAGGCGATCAGCTCGTTCACCCGCCACAGCTCGTCCTCGGTGTCCTCGTCGTCGCCCAGGGCCTGGTGCTGGCGCTTGGTCCAGCCCTGGACGACGACCTTGAGCCGCGCGGCCCTCGAGGCGCGGAAGCTGGCTTCCCACTCGGCGCGCGTGGCCGCGTCCGCCGGTGCGATCTGCCCCTCGGCGATCACCAGCAGGGGCCGGTAGCGAAGCACCTCGGGGTCGTGGGCCAGGCCCTCGGGCTGGTACTCAGCCGCCCCCCAGCCCTCGTCGCTGCCGGTCGATTGGCCGCGGACGCGGTACTCGGAGAAGCGGTCCACGTGGCTCCAGTTGATCTCGGACGAGAGGATGTTCCCCTGCTCGCCCTCGAGCAGCTGCACCCCCGCACGGTCCTGGCCCGCGGTGGCGATCCGCAGCGTGCCGTCGCCGTACGCGTAGGTCAGCAGGCCGCGCAGCCTGGCGGCCCGGTCGATCGCGGTGAAGGCGCGCTCCCCCGGCTGCAGCTTGAACACCTCGATCTTGTCGGTCTCGAGGTTGCCGCGGAGCGAGCTGCCAGAGATCGTCACACCGAGCGGCTCGGCGATCGCCTCGATGATCTTGCGGACGGTCAGCCCGCGCCATTCACCGGGCTCGTTCATGGCGCTGCAGTCGACAAGCGCCGAGGTCAGGTCGCGCCCGGCGAAGGTCAGGGTCTTGCGGTCGCCGGACACGCTGCTCTTGAGGCTGTCCACGTGGCCCCGGAGGGCGGGGTGCCCGGCGACGTCGATCGACACATCGACCTCGGGCCGCAGGGGCCAGGGCCTCGAGTGCGCGGTGTCGATCCGGAACGTGCCCACGGCCCGCGCCATGCTCCGGACGATCTCGAGCGAGGTCCAGTCGGCGAACTGCTCGCCCACGTGCCACGGGTTCCCCTTGTTGATGAGGATCGTGACCTCGTGGCCCAGCAGGAGGTCCTTGGTCGGTCGCGGGTGGGTGTCGCCGCTAGGCACTCAGCACCTCGAGCGGCTGCCCGCCGGGCACGAAGAGCGGGTGCCGGACGCGGTTGCGGTCGACGATCTCACCCTCACGGGTGGCGTTGTCGTAGAGCTGGTTGGCGAGCAGCAGGGCCGGCTGCGACGCCGGCAGGGTCAGGGTCTCCACGCTCGGCAGCGAGCGGCCCGGGGCGGGGATGCCGGTCGCAGCGACCGTACGGATGTCCTGCAGGCGCGCGTAGACGTCGTCGCGCGCCCGGTCGAGCAGACCATCGATCCGGCTCGTGAGGGCGTCCTGCGCGGCCCTGGCGTCGTTGGTGCTGATCCAGTCGACCTGCGCGGCGGCGAGCACCGAGGCCCCGGCGGCCAGGGTGCCGACGAAGTCCATGGTCAGCTGCGCGTTGGTGTCCGCGGTGACCGACGCGGCGCTCGTGCCGCCGGCCTGGTCGGCGTCCAGGTTGAGCAGGGTCTCGTATGCGGTGAGCGCGCCGAGGGCGTTGCCGACCGCGGCGTCGATCCCCTCAAACAGGTTCAGGACCGTCGAGGCCAGGGTGGCCGGCGCGGCGGCGACGCCGGCAGCGTTGTTCAGCAGCTCCTCGACGTCGACGCCCAGCGCGGCGGCGTCCTTCCCCGCGGCGGTGAACACGTCCAGCTCCTTGATGGCCGTGCCCAGCTTGGAGAGCTCCCCCGCGATCGCAGCTCGAGCGCTCTCGGCCTGGCCCACGACCTGCAGCTCCTCGACGATCGCCGCGGCGGCGGTCGCGGACGCAAGGGCGTCGGCCTCGGCGGCCTTGCCGGCGACCTGCCCGGTGGTGTCCTGAGGGCGGTACTCCCGACCGGCCTCGATGAAGGTCATCTCGATCCGGGCGATCCGGCCCTCGGCGCTCGACTCCTTGACGCGGTACTGGCGCGGGACCACCCGCATGCTGCCGAGGTACGGATGGACCAGGTGGCTGCTGGCGTTGAAGGGGTAGTTGGGTGGCGGCTTCTCGAAGCCGGCGATCAGCCGCTGCAGGTCGCGGGCGTAGTCCTCGCCCACCAGGAAGCCCGTGATCCGGAACTGCCGGACCTGGCGTCCGAACCACTCGACGAGCGGCTCGAGGCGCTGCGGGAAGGTGTGCGCCACCACCCGCTGCCCGCCCTCCCGCTCGGCGGCCTCGACGAAGAACGTGACGCCCCGGTAGCTGGCCGGGCGCAGGTTGTCGCGCCAGCTCATGCGATGCCCTCCATGGCGAACCCGACCGCGAGCTCGACGTCCTCGTCGACGCCCTCGGTGGCGAGCTGCACGCCGCGCGGCATGTTGGTGAAGTCCACCAGCAGGTGACTGTTGCCGCCGCCGGCGGCCCCGCCGCCGAGGGCTGCCGAAGCGATCGCGCCGGCGTCGACGTCCGCGCCGGCGACGTCGACGTCGTTGGCCTCGTGATTCACCCAGGGGATGTACTTGTCACTCAGCTCGCCGAGCTTCTTGAGCCCGGCGATCACGGTGTCGATCACGAACAGCATGGGCTGCATGGAGAGCATGAAGACGTTTTTGATGGCCTCCCAGGCCATGGTCAGGACCTTGCGGACGGTCTCGTTCTTCTTGGCGAGCACGGCCAGGGCGACGCCGAGGGCGACGACCGCGGCGACGATCGCGCCCACCGGGTTGGCGAGCAGGGCGACCGTGAAGGACCAGACCGCGGGGATCACCGTCCGCAGGAGGGTCAGGCCAACGGTCTTCAGCGCGGGCCCCATGAAGGCCGCCGCGGTGGTCAGCCCCTGGAAGCCCAGGGCCGCTTGGCCGGTCAGCAGGATCAGGGGCCCGACCGCGGCCATGACGCCGACGACGATCGTGCCGACCTTCAGCAGCTGCGGGCTCGTCTTGGACAGCGCGCCGATCCACTGGGTGGTCTTCTGGACGACGTCCGTGAAGAACTGCACTAGGCCGGCTTCGCTGACGGCGATCGCCAGGTCCTGCAGGGCGGACTGCGCCAGCTTGAGCTGGCCCGCGAGGCCGCTCATCTGCAGGTTGGCGATGTCGGCGGCGGTCGCGCCCTCCTTGAGCCGGCCCTCGAGCTGACTGATCGAGTCGGCCCCGCGGCCCACCAGGGCAACCATGGCGGGGCCGGCGCGCTGCCCGAAGATGGTCAGCAGGTCCGCGGTCGTCGCGCCCTGCTGCTCGAGCAGTCGGATCGTGCCGATCAGGGTCTTGACGTTGCCGTCCGCGTCGAGCAGGTCGTCGCGGTTGATCTTCAGGTCGGTCAGCGCCCGCACGGCCTCACCCGTTGGCACCGCCAGCTTGGCGAGCGCGCCGCGCAGCGCGGTGCCACCGAGGCTGGCCTGGAAGCCCGCGTCGCCCATGGCCCCCAGCACCGCGGCGGTCTCGGTGAACGGGATCTTCATGCCGGCGGCGATCGGGCCGGCCAGCTTGAGGCTCTCGCCGAGCTGCTCGAGCGAGGTGTTGGACTGGGTGAAGGTCCGGGTCAGGACGTTGGTGGCTTCGCCCAGGCCCTCGACGGGGATCTGGTAGCCCGTGAGGATGTTGCTGGCGATGTCCGCGGTCTGCGCCAGGTCGCCGAGCGCCGCGGAGTTGAGGGCCAGGACGTCCGGCGTGGCTCCCAGGATCTCGTTGACGCCGAAGCCCGCTTGCGCCAGGAAGCCCTGCGCGCCGGCGACCTCACCCGCGGTGTTGACGGTGGTCGCGCCGAGCCCCTTGACCTGCGCGCGCAGCGCCGAGGTCTCGTCGGTGGTGGCTTGGGTCAGCGCCTGGACCCGGAGCATGCCGGTCTCGTAGGACGCGAACGTCGAGAGCGCCGCGCCGGCAATGGCGATGGTCGGGAGCGTGATGCCGAACGTCAGGCGCTTGCCGACGTCGGTGGCCTTCTTGCCGAACTTCCCCAGCCGCCCCTCGAGCCGCGTCAGCGGACCGGTCAGGCGGTCGACCGCGCCGAGGACGATCGAAAGGGGGAAGGTGGTTGCCACGGGCTGCTCCTATTTTCGGGCCCGCGCCTTGATGGCGTCGAGCCGCTTGGTCCTAGCGTACCACTCTCGAATCTCGGGACCAGTCAGCTCCTCGAGCACAGCCGGCGGCCAGTGGTACCTGTCCGCCAGGCCCGCGAGGGCTAGTCCCCAGCTCCTTGGATACGCAGCAAAAAAGCGTTGACCACATCCATGGCCGCGGCGACGTCCTCGGGGGCCAGCTCGTCGATCACGCCCGCGGGCACGGCAGCCATGCGCTCGGCGATCTCGAGCAGGTTGCCGATCGTCATGTTGTTCTCGCCGGTCGGCAGACCGCGCAGGTGGCGGGCGCGCAGCGGGCTGAACTCGAGCTTGGTCCAGGTGGTGGTGTCGCTGCCGGTGCCGAGGGTCACGTGGGTACGCAACTCGATGGTGACCGGCTTGTCGGCGGCGGCGGCCTTGATGGCGGTCTCGCTGATGCTCTCGGTGGCCGCTTTCGGATCGGTGGAATGCTGGGGGGGCATGGGGTGTCCTGGGTCAGGAGTGTAGGTGGGGGCGGGCTGTCCCGATCAGGACGATGCGATTGCAGGCCCGCCCCCGTGGGTGTGGATCAGGCGAAGTCCGAGCTCACGCCCTGGAACTCGACGCCGACCTCGCCTTCCTCGGTGCTGACGTCCAGCTCCGAGGTCTGCCAGGCTTCGCGCAGGGTGAACACCTTGCCGTCCGCCAGCTCGATCGTGACCGTGGCGTTGGCGACCGCGGCCAGCTCGGCGAGGGGGAAGTTGGTGGTGTCGAGCGTGACGTTGCCCTCGATCCTCGGGATCTGCGGCACGGTCTTGGGGCCGTGCACGCCGTCGTGCCCGACCACCATCTCGCGCTTGTCGTGGCCGGCGTTGAACGTGAACGCCCCCTTGGCCTTGAGCTGCTTGCCATTGACGCGGACCGTGAGGGTGCCGCCTACGAGAGTTGCCATGCTGTGGACCTCTTAGAGGAGGAAGCCGATCTGGACGCCGAACACGCGCGCGCCGTTGACCAGGTCGGGGGGGAGGAGGAAGTCGAGGCGGTTGGGATCCTGCAGGTTGCGCTCGACGAGGATGTCCTCGGCGTACTGGTCGATGCCCTCGACCAGCCCCAGCTCCTCCCAGCCGCGGGCGATGTTGATCGCCTCGGCGCTGGCGAGCTTCGGCGTCAGGATCGCCTGGCCCGCACCGAACTTGGTGCCGCTGTCGGCCAGCTTGTGCCGCGGGTAGCGCAGCAGCAGCTGGGTCTTGAAGTCGTAGCGCAGGTACTCGAGCGTCAGGGCGGTCTCGATGTCGAGGAACGCGGTGCTCGGCGCGCCGGCGGCGTTGGTCTGGAAGGTCGAGATCATGCGCTCGATCCGGACCGTGCCGTCCGTGTCGACCGTGAAGGTGGCGATGCCGTCGTTGAGCAGCAGGTCGCGCTCGGCCAGCGTGAAGCGGCTCGAGGCCGGCGGGGCCAGGAGCCCCTTCAGCGAGAGGCGCTGCAGGGGCCGGGCCGGGTCGTTGCGCGCGCTCTCGACGATCGCGCCGGCGCAGGCCGCCGACCACTGCCACGAGGGCGTGGGGCTGTCGTTGATCCCCATGGCGGTCGTGCGCTTGCCGTTCAGGCCAGACCCGAGGGTCAGCAGGTTGGCGTGGGTGTCGCTCTTGCTGAGGACCGCGACCGCGCCGACCTGGCGCAGCGGACCGGCGCGGTCGTCGAGCTCGGTGTTCAGCGCGGCCAGGTTGGCCGCGTCGAGGTAGGGCACCGCCATGACGGTGTAGTGGGTGTCGCCCAGGACCGCCCACACCTCGGAGATGTCCGGGTCGCCGCTGCCGGACACGCTGTTGGCGTAGGCGACGGTCAGGCCGCGGGGGATCACCTCGCCCTCGTAGTAGCTGTCGCGGACGTCGATGTCGTTGCCGAGGGTGCCGTCGTTCTTGGCGAGCAGGGTGACGATCGAGGTCGCCGCGCTGGCGGTGACCGGGAGGTCGCCGACCTCGGCGGTGATCGCGGCGGCGACGGCGGTGGCGACGGCGGTCGAGGCCATGCCGCTCGTGATGGCGACCTGGATCCGGACCCCGGCCACGTAGAGCGTCAGCGTGCCGGCCTCGGTGGAGGGGCCGGTGAAGGTGATGGTGTGCTGCGCCGGCACGCCGCCGGCGGCGTCATCCTGCAGGACGAACGTGGTCTTGGTCAGGCGGTTGTTGTCGAACAGGCTCTTAGCCATCAGGTGCGCGACCGAGCCCGCGCCGGCCTTTTGGCGGACCTGGTCAGCGTTGGTGGCGACGAACGGCTCGAGCTCGTCGACCGTGCCGGCGGTCGTGCGCGGTGCGATCACGAGCAGCTCGTGGGGCATCAGGGTCGGGCCCTGCAGCGCGCGGCTGTCGTCGAACTCGACGTAGACGAACGGGACGCGGATCCCGCTCGGGACCTCGTTGAAGCTGATGGCCATGGTCTATTCCTTGCTCGTGGTGCTGGCGTCGCCGCCGGACTTGGACGCGGGGGGCGTGGTGCGACGCCCGCGCTTGGCGGTCGCCTTGCGGACGTCGCCGTCGCGGAGGCGGCGCATCCAGAAAGAGGTCTTGGGGACTTCCTCGCCCTCGTCGGCCAGCTCCTTGCCCGTGCCCGGCCAGCGGACCAGGACCCGGGTGCGGTCGGTGGCGGGACCGGGGAGTTGCTCGCGCTCGGCGGCTGACAGGGTTCGGGCTTGTACTCGCATGGTGGTGTGAGGGCTCCCAGGCAGTCTAGGGCTGTTCGAGGTGGATTGCATCGGTTGCGTCGATCTCCCCGTCCGCGTCCAGGTCCCAGGCCACCGTGGCACGATCGAAGGGGGTGATCTTGTCGGCCAGCAGCTGGTCTTCACCGACCTCGGTCACGTAGGTGAGGTTCCACGTGATCCGCGCGCCGGCCTCGAGCTGGTGGCCCTCGTCGTCTTGGTCCATCGAGGTGCCCTGGTACCCGCTCCTGCCACGGTGCAGGCTCCAGGTCAGCGGGTCGTCGAGGGCATCGGCCAGCTGCGCCTGGGTGATCTCGTGCTCGACCAGGTGCATGATGGCCTCGACCTGCGCGGCGATGGCGTCGACCAGGTCAGCGGGGTTCTCGTCGCCCTCGGTGGCCCGCTCGTAGATGTCGATCCAGCACTGCAGGGTCCGGACGTAGGCCCGGGGGGTGTCCTGAAACAGCTCGGCGCGCTCGTCCTTGCAGTGGACGAAGATGCTGCTCTCGTCGTCGTCACGGGGCGGCGTGGAGCGCGCGTCGTAGACCCGGCACCCCACCAGCGTCCGGTCGCGCAGGGACGCCACCACGTACTTGCGGAGCGCCATGCGCGCCGAGGGCACCGGCAGCCAGCGCTCGGTCTCGAGGGTGGGTGGGGTCGGGCTCATTTCGTGGGCTGCTCGTGGAGGAAGAGCTTGGTCATGCCCTCACCGTCGTCCTGGCTGTCGACGACCCGGTACCGGACACCCGTGCGGACGACCACGATGCGGTCGCCCTTGCCGCCGGGCTCGTTGCTGGGTGGCGCAGGCAGGTCCGCCAGCTGGACGTCGAGGGTCGGCTGGGTGGATCCGACCTCGAGCTCGGCGTCGACGTCGATGCCAACGAACGGCTCCCGGAAGATGCCGTCGATGGCGATCTCCAGGGAGCCCTCCGGGGTGTAGAGAACCGGCTCGGGGAAGGTGCGGGTCGCCGTCCCTTGCAGGTTCGAGACCAGGTCGCGCCAGCCCATGTCGGTTGCCGTTGAAGCGGCCTAGCCCGTGACGTCCTTGCCCACGCCGCCGAGCTTGACGTCGACGGTGGTGACGCCGTTACCCGACGCGCCCCACGCCTTGCCGGCGAAGTTGTTGCTCGTCGCCGTCTTGGTCAGGCGCGCGTTGCCGGCGTCGAACCAGAGCGAGTCACCCTGCGCGACGACGTCGGTGCCGAGGACCGGGACGTTGAACACGCCCTCGTTCCTGGCGGTGCCGACCGCGCCGTTGGCGACGTCGCTGACCGCGACGCAGACGAGCTTGCCGACGAGGACGAGGTCGCCCGAGCTGTAGGCCGCCCCGGCGGTGAAGTCGATGGTCGTGCCGTCGCTGATGCTGTTCTTCATGCTGGATTCCGTTCGGAGATGGGTGGGTGGGGAGAGCTGCCTTGGTCAGCTCCCCCCAGGGAGGGCCCGAGGGATCAGACCCCGGTGGACTGGTAGATGCCGCGGTGGTCGATGACCGCGCCACCGAACTCGTGGCGGACCTTCATCTCCATGCCGTCGATCTCGAAGCCCTCACGGGTCTCGATCGTGGGGCCGTCGTTGCCGAGCAGGTACGCGTGCTCGAGGATGTCGACCTGATCGGGGTGCGCGGCCATGTACCACTTCACCGCGCTGTCGGCGCTGAGGCGGGGCTCGACGATCACCTCGTCGAACTGGGTCGTGAACGGGTTCACGGTCGAGGCCGCGGTCGGGCTGACCGCCGCGGTCAGCGACTGCGCGTTGGTCTCCAGCTCGGCGGGGACGATCAGGAAGCGCGGGGCGACGCCGATGCGCTGCCCGTCGATGCCGGTCTGCAGGCGCATGGCGGCGCGGCCAGAGCCCAGGGCGGTGATGCCCGCGGCGGACGCGGCGAGCGCGCCCGAGCCCAGGTTGCCGTGGTCGGCGTGGAACAGCGCGGTGCCGTCCGCCATGGCGGCGTTGTTGGTGATGATCGCCCACATGATGTCCGACTCGAGCTCGGCAGCGGAGCGACCGGCCATGCGGGGCAGGCGGTCGAAGGCGCGGAGGTCGTCGTTGATCATGGCCTCGCGGGTGAACGCGATGCGCTTGCCGTACTTGGCGATCGCGTAGGTCTCCCCGCCCTCGCCGATGGTGCCCATCTCGTACTCGGCACCCTCGCGGACCTGGGTCAGCGCGGGGAAGTCACCGAGGGCGGTGCGGCTCATGGTCTTGAAGTCGCTGGCGTCCGACCGGCTCGAGATCAGCTTCCACGCCGAGGGCGTGGCGTCGTAGCCCATCCGGAGCTTCTTGTTGGCGACGTTGGCGAGCAGCAGCGGGAAGTCGGCGGCGGCGTGGCCGGCGCTGACGCTGCGGAAGCGACCGAGGGCGAAGCCCGCCATGCGGTCGTCGTTCAGCCCGCGCACGTGCTCGCCCATGCCGCCCTGGGTGAAGAACTCCTCGGCCAGGCGCGTCAGGCGCATGCCGATGAAGGCGCGCCCGTGCTCGGTGACCTCGACGCCCTTGACGCCGCAGCGGGCCTCGAGGGCGTTCGTGATGCCGGACCGGACCTTGTCGAACTGGTCCGCGCCGATGCTGATGTGGCTGCCGTTCATGCCGCCGGTCTCCTCGGCCTGCTCGGCCATGCGATCGAAGATGAGAGCGCGGCAGCGGTCGATCGACAGCGGCTCGCCGGCTCGGGTGTTCATGGCGACGAGCTCGTCGGCGAACTCGTCCCCCAGGCTCGCCAGGCGCACGGCCTGGCGGATGTCGAGGCCCCGCTGGCGCTCGGCCTGGACCTGGTCGGCGCTCGGGGTGCCGGTCGGCGGCGCGGCGGGCGGGGTGTCGTCGTCGCCGCGCTGCTCGTTCAGGCGCTCGAGCACGATGGCCCGCGCGCGGTCCGCGGTGATGACCTCACCGTTCTCCTCGAGCGCGATCAGCTCGTCGGCGACGCTCTCGTCGAGGCTCGCCAGGCGAACCGCGGTGCGGATGTCGAGGCCGCGCTGGCGCTCGGCTTGGACGGTGGGCTCGCCCGCGTTGGGCGCGGGGGCGGGGGGGCTACCTTTGCCAGTGGGCTTGACCATGGGTTGGACCTCAGTGGGACTCGATTCGATCGTGCAGGAGTAGGTGGAGTCGGTGGCGGCGCGGGTGCGGGCACCGGCGTCCTCCCCGACAGGTACGAAGCTGATTTCGAAGGGCTGCCAGGCGACGGCCAGCTTGACGGGTAGTTGGTCGTCGGGCTGGGTGATGTCCCTGTAGCGGAACACCTTGTAGCCGACCGAGACGTTGCCGACAATCCCGTCTTGGATGTCCTGGCGCAGCTCGGCCAGGCTGTCGCGGCTCGAGAGGCGCAGCCGGGCGCGTGCGTCCGACTGCCCGGGAACCTCGCTGGCGGTCACGACCCATGCGTCCTCGACCACGCCGACCTGGTCGGCGATCTTGGGGCCGCCGCCGCGGCGCTCCCCCCAGGACCCATGCGCGTCGAGGACCGCGCCGCTGCCGGACCGCATGCGGCTCAGGTCCAGGTGGTCCTCCTCGAAGGACAGGCGCTCGATGAAGGGGCCCGGGAACGGGTCGTACTCGATCGACTCCTCGCCGGTCGAGAAGGTGACCTCGATCGTGTTCTTGGCCGGGTCGTAGCTGTCCGGCACGATCTGCGCGCGGCGGCGCAGCGCAGGGGCCTGGATCGTGGTCTCGACGGGTTGGTGGGCCATGGTGCTTCCTTTGGGCGCTTGCAGTCTTAGCACCTCGGAACGCCGAGGGCAATTCACTTGTGCCGTGGGATTCTACTCCTTGCCGTCCTCGTCCTCGTCCTCGAGGTCGTCCTCGAGGGCCTCCGGGGGCTTGTCGTCGTCCTCGAGCTCGTCGTCCTCGGGATCGTCCTCGGGGTCCGGGGCCGGCGGCTCGGGCGCGGGCTCCTCGGCGAAGATGTCCAGCTCGAGCCCCAGGGACTCGGCCAGCTTCTTGTCCTCGGCCAGCTCCTCGAGCACCTCTCGGGGGTGGCGACCGGTCTCTCGAATGACCGAGCTGAGGCTCGTGAACCCGGACGCGATCGAGGCGGTCTTGGCTTTGACCTCCTTGGCCGGATCGATCATCTCCTTGCCCGGCGGGGTCCAGGCCGCCCGGACGTCCGTGCTCGGGAGCGTGCCGGCGATCACCGCGGTCTCGAGGAACCACTCCCACACGGGCTGGCAGAGGCGCGGGATCACCAGGTTCGATCTGCTCTTGGCGATCGCGCGCTCGTGCTGCAGCCGGCCCATGCGCCCCGACGAGAAGTTGACCTGGGTGAGGTCGCCGGTCAGCGCCTCGTAGGTCACCCCGTAGCCGGCGGCGATGGCGCGCAGGCTGATCTTGGCGTAGTCGGTGTAGCCCTGCGCGTGCGGCGGGTTGGCGAACGTCACCGTCCGCCCGGCGGGCAGGTGCTCGTAGGTGCCCGGTTCCATCTCGTCGACGTCGGCCTCGTCGAAGGTGCTCGAGGTCTCGACCGTGGCGTCGATGTCGTGGATGAACCCCACGTAGAGGTTTGCGATCTTCTGACGCAGGAGGACCGCGTCCTCCATGTCGTCGAAGTCGCGGGTCCGCAGCAGGCAGGGTGTCCCCCTGGGGATGCCGCGCACTTGGCCGGGCCGCAGGATGTCGTAGAGGTGCAGGACCTCGGAGGCCGGCACCCGCTGGCTCGTGAAGCTGCTGGTGTGGAAGTTCTCGCCCGGGTGGTCCGGGTAGAGGTAGTAGGCCGCCCGGCGACCGAGGGCGTCGTACTCCACGCCCTGGATCACCCGGTGGCCGTTCTCCATGCGGTACCCGTCGCGCAGGGTGTCGAGGTGATCGGCCTCGAGGATCTGCAGCTGCAGGGGCACGGGCAGGTTGTCGCTCAGGCGGCGAGCGCGCCGGCGCAGGAGCACCTCGCCCGACTCGTCGATCGCCTGGCAGATCAGGTCCTGCATGGCGTAGAAGGTCAGCAGGCCCTCGGGGTCGCAGGCGGTGCTCTCGGCCCAGTCGGCCCACAGCCCGTGCACCTTCATGGCGGCCTGGACGCCGCCCTGCGCCGGCTTGGGCAGGGGGCGGATCCCGGTGCCGACCATGTCGTCGGCGCGGACGCGGATGGCCTTGTCCGCCCACTGGTTGTTGCGCCGCAGGTCGCGGCTGCCGGCCCTCAGGCGGTGGAGGGCCGGGCCGATCTCGGCGTTGGCCGAGCTGCCCGGTCGAACCCAGCCCGCCGTCCGCCGGCCACCGGCGGCGGCCTCGTAGCGCCGGATGCGCTCGACGCCCTGTTGCAGCGCCAGCGAGCGCGCTCGGGCGCGCTGGCGCTTGTAGCCGATGCCCGGCAGGGCGTGGGCGATCAAGCTCTCGATGAAGCCTCCCCGGACCTCCCGGAGGTCGTGGGCGCGCTCGGTGCCGTTCTTTGCCATCAGCCGATCTCCCAGTTGGTGCTCGAGCTCGAGGGGGTGCCGCCGAGGCCCTTGCTGTGGGCCATTCTCTTGCGCTTGGGCTTGCCGTCGTCGAGGCCGAGCGCTTTTTCCATCTGCACCCGGATCCTGTTCATGTCGCTGAGGCTGCGGTACTCGGTCTCACGGTCCTCGTACTTGACCTTCCTGACGCCCTCGGCGATCGCCGCGATGAGCGAGTTGTACTGCGCCAGGGTGTATGCCGGTTGTGCCATGGTGGGTGCCTCAGTCGCGTCCGCGCTTCAGGTAGCCCTTGCGGGGCTTGCGCTTCTTGCGGGTGGGTTGGTCGGTGTCGGTGGTGGTCATCTCGGCCTCCATGCGGGCCCAGTCAGCCTCGGCAAACCGGTCGAGGCCACAGACCGCCGCGGCGGCTCGGGCGTACACCCTGCAGTCGAGGCGCTCGTTCCTGCGTCCGGGGAGCACCTCCCAATCGTAGGTCCGATAGCCCCGCCGGTCCACCCGGGCGACGATCTGCTCGGCGGTCAGGCCCTTGAATGCGTCCTCCTCGTACTGCGGGAAGTGAGGGTAGCCCGGCGGGAACTCCCCGCCCCGCTCCTCGGTCGAGGCGCGCAGCCTGGCCCACCCGTAGAACTCGGTCTTGGCGACGGTCGTGCCCACGGTCCAGAGCATGACGCCGCGGCGGATCGTGCGGCCACCCCGGGAGACGTCCATGGCTCTCGGGGTGCCCACGATCACCGGCAGCGACTTGGTGCCCTTGACCGGGATCGTCCTGGTCTTGGGGTGCCGGCGGCACCAGTTGTAGACGTGCTGGGTCTGGAATCCGGAGTCGACCGCCATGGTGCGGATCGGCAACTCGGCCCCCTCGGCGGTCGGCCAGGTCCTGGCGAGCAGCCCGTCGAGCTCGGCCCACGTGGCTTCTTCGGCGGCGTCGCCCGGGATCACGAAGTAGTCGATCGACCAGCTCTCCTTGCCGCGGCCCCACGCCACGACCTCGACCTCGAGGCGCGCGTTGCGCCCGCCCTGGACGTCGACGCCGGCGGTCAGGAACACCCCGCCCTTGGGCACGGTCCCGATCGGGTAGGTCTCGCGCTTGTCGTACAGCTCGCGCCACTCGGGGGCCTCGCCTTTCTCGTGCCAGGTCTCGCCCAGGTCGTGGTTGACGAACACCCGGAGCTTGTCCGGCTGCCCCTGCGCGTCCAGCCAGCTCTCGACCATGCCGGCCCAGCTGCGCCACCCGACCGGGCTGTACATGGAGGACAGGTGGAAGCTGCGACGGCGGTCGCTGCGCTCGGGGAGCTCGGGCACCCACACGCCCTTCTCGAGCATCCAGGTCTTCTTGTGCTCCTCGGTGATCTCCCCGCAGCTCGTGCAGACCACCCGGGCCGAGGTGGGGTCGTCGTCGTCCCACATCATGACGAGGCCCTCGTCCTTTTTCTGCCAGCGCAGGCGGTGCATCTCCCCGCAGCCCGGGCACGGCACGTGGTAGTACGACCGGTCGCCCTTGTTGAAGTGCTCCTCGATCCTCGAGCGTCCGAGGAAGGTGGGGGTGCTCACCATCAGGCTCTTGCGCCTCGAGAAGGTCCGGCTTGCCCGCATCGCCAGGAGGATCGGATCGCCCTCCCCCTCGACGTCGCCGGGGTAGGCATCGACCTCGTCCATCATGACGTAGCGCACCGGCGTCGAGCGCAGGCCGCTGGCGCTGTTCGCGCCGGTCATCACCAGGACGCCGTTCGGGAACTCCTTGGCGAGGATGGTGTTGCTGGCGTCGCGCGATCGCCGGTCGGCGACCTTCTCACGAAGGCGCGGGCAGTCCCGGATCAGCGGGTCGAGGCGCTGCCGGCTGTTTCGCTTGGCGAGCGGAACCGTGGGCATGACGCACATCATGGGCCCCGGGGAATGGTCGATCACGTAGCCGATCCAGTTGTTGCCGGCCTCGGTGCCCCCGACCTGCGCGCCCTTCATGAGCGCGACGCTCTCGACCGGGCTCGAGCTCGACAGGGCATCCATGACCTCACGGAGGTAGGGCGTGCGGTCGGTGCGCCACTGGCCTGGCTCCGAGCTGGCGCTTGCAGAGAGGACGCGGTGCCGGTCGGCCCAGTCGCTCACGTGGAGGATCGGGTCCGGCTCGAGGCCGCGCATCAGCTCGAGCGCGTAGACCGCTGCGCCGTCAGCCAAGGCCATCGGTGCCGTACTCCTTCTTGCCGGCCTCGACCAGCTCCTGCAGGGCCACGTTCAGCTCGCGGAGCAGCAGCTCGCGGCACACGTGGGTGTCGCTCTCGGCAGCCATCTGAGCGCAGAGCCGGTCGGCGACGTTGAGGATCTTGTCGCGGACGACGCGGCCCAGGCGGAACGCCTCGACCTTGACGACCTCGAGCTGGCACAGGCGGCCCGACCGCTCCTCGTAGTCGAGCTGCGCGAGGCGGGCCTGGAAGGCCACCCGCACCGCCTGCGATTGCTTCAGCGAGGGCCCGACGCTCGGCTTGCCGGGCGGGTCGCGGTCGAGCGGCACTCGGGCGTCAGGGAACAGCGCGCCCTGCTCGGCGGCGTCCTCGCCATCGGAGAAGCGGCCACGGGCCTGGTCGGGCTCACGCTGTTGCACCGGGTCGGTCCGCTCGGACCACTCCTCGTCGGCGATCGCGGGATCGATCAGGGCGCGGTTCTTGGCGTCGTAGCTGACCGCGCGAACGAGGGCCTCCCGGTCGATGGCCTTGCGGACCGCGCCGTGGCTTTGACCAGGGAGCCCACGTTCCTTGCGGTGCCGAGCGTAGGCCCGGAGCCCAAGCTTCTTGGTCACTTGGTTCGGCCCCCGCGCTTGGGCATGCGCTCTCGGCGGGTCTCCTCGAGGGACTTGCCGGTGGCCTCGAGGGTGGCCCGCGCGCCGGTCGTCTTCTCCCAGCGGGCGATCGTCGACTCGACATGGGCCGGGTTCAGCTCGGTGCCGTAGCAGACGCGCCGCAGGCTGTCCGCGGCCAGCAGCGTCGCCCCGGATCCGAGGAACGCGTCGAGCACGACCTCGCCCGGTTCGGTGCTGTTCTCGAGCGCCCGCCGCGCGAGCTCGAGCGGTTTCTGGGTCGGGTGATCGGGCTTGGCGTCGCGGCTCACCTCCCAGACCGAATCGTCGCGGGTGGCCTGGCTCAACTCGAGCGGGACGCCGGGCCGCACCTTGATGCGCCGCGGCTTGGCGGTCTTGGGGGGGCGCGGCTTGACGTAGAGCTGCCCGCCGGCACCGTCCGTCACCAGGAGGCCCTTGCCGAGCGTGGTCACGATGCCCTCGGGCTCTCGGGCGGCGATCCTCCAGACGGTCTGCTCCATGCCGCGCTGGCCCCGGAACTGCGGGGTCTCGCCGGCGGTGGCCGCGTAGAAGCAGGGCTCGTGGGCCGCCCGGTAGTGCCCCATGCCGAGGCCGCCCGATGGCTTGGCCCAGATGATCTCGGCGATCGGCGACAGGCCGGCGGCGTCCATGGCCCCGGCGAACTCCCCGCGGGTGCTCGGGTCGTGCCAGATGTACCAGGCCGCGTCCGGGCGCGCGTGGTGCGCGAGCCGCTGTAACGAAAGTGTGAGGAGGTTTTGCAGCTCCTCGCCGCGCAGCTCGTCGCCGGCGATCGGTTGGTGGTCGCCGCCCTGGTAGGACACCCCGTAGGGCGGGTCGGTAAAAATGCAGGCGGCGTGGCCGCGGTTGCCGACCAGGGCCGCCCAGGTCTCGGGGACGGTGGTGTCCGCGCAGGCGATGCGGTGCTCGCCGAGCTGCCAGATGTCGCCGACCCGGACGACCGGCTTGGCCGGCGGCTCGAGCACCTCGACGGGCCGCACCGGATCGGGGTCGGTCAGGTCCTCGAGGCCGCGGATGTCGGCCAGCTCCTCGTCGGTCCACCCCAGCGTGCTGAGGTCCAGGGCCGCGTCGAGGGCCAGGTCGTTGAGCTCCTTGCCGAGGGCGTCCGTGTCCCATGGCGACAGCTCGGCGAGCTTGTTGTCGGCGAGGGTGTAGGCCCGGCGCTGGCCCGGGGTCAGGTGGCCGAGGGGCACGACCGGAACCCCGTTGGCGAAGGTGCCAGGGTGCTTGCGCTCGATGGCGAACGCAGCGAGCAGTCGCCCGTGGCCGGCGGCGATGATGTCCTCGCCGTCCGTCAGGATCGGGTTGTTGAACCCGTACTCGAGGATCGACGCGGCGATGCTGTCGACCTGGTCGCTGCCGTGCTGCTTGGCGTTGCCCTCGTAGGGCTTGAGGCGGGCGAGCGGCCAGAGCTCGATGCGGTTGGCGAGGCCGGGGAGCACGCGGGCCGCCGGCGAGGGAGCAGGTGTCTTGGGGGCCTTGCGCTGCGCCTTCTTGTTGGCCTTGCTGGCGGCCTTCTTGGTGGCCTTCTTGCGGGTCGGCATGGTGAGCGGGGGGCTGCGGGTGTCGGTGCTGGGTGCGCCCTGAGGGTAGCGTCCAGGGCCGCCCAGGTGGATACCCGGTTTCCAACTGCTCCACTAGCGCCGCACGGCCCTCCGTCCGCCACCAGATCGGAAGAGCACACGTCTGAACTCCAGTCACATTACGA